CAATCTGGGGATTGCGTGGTTCGTTGTCAAGAACATAAACCATATCAGTGTTTGCGAATCGAGCAGGTTCGTTCTGAACTGATGCTGCACCCACCATTGCTACCGTGTTGTCGATGAAGAGACTGTCCAGCGGACCCTCGACGACATACACACGCTTCTTTGGGTTCGCACGCCACATACCATACCAAAGTCTTTCGATAGACTTGTCTGACTTCACAGTGATGTAACGTAGGGTTGTCCGAGCGTTATACTCATCCTTCATCGACAATGATCGACCCTGAACTGCAACTACATTATCCTTCTTGTCGAAGAAAGGAATGACGAGTCGTGGTTCTGGTCCAGTTGTCTTTGAGGGATTGAATTCTGGATCCACCAACTTCATGTAAGCATAGAAGTTTTCTGTGAAGTACAACATACTGTAGAACTTCTTTGGAATTCTACGCATCTCCACAAACTGTCGGCAGATGTGATCTTCAGGAAGATCCTTCACGCACTTAAGAGGTTTAAGCAGATCGTGCTTTGGTTTGAACTTTGGTTTGCTAAATATCATCTCCGTCCTCTTCACATTATTTGATTTACCACTTTTAAACTGCTCCATGGCATACTCTTTACACATAGACGGATCAACCTCTTTCATGAAGTTGTAGATGTTTGATCCAAAACCACAGTTGAAACACTTGAAGAAGAAGTTGTTCTGCTTCTCGTAGAAGAACCCTCTGGCCTTAGTCTTGTTCTTCTGTGAGTCACCACAGATAGGACAACGACATTGTGCTAGGTTTCCCTTCTTCCAAGCGAACCGATCGAGTTTACCTGAAACTAAATTAATGAACTTTTTATCTATGTAAGATGTCATATCGTCCAGTCATTCACTGTCTTCGACTTAAACTTACTGTCGAAGTTGCTCCCATCAAACCCACTACCGTAGCCGTTACCTTCTTCTTGATTAGAATCAACCAGTGCTTGTTCATCAACACTAGAGTCTGCCAGTTTCATCTTGGCACGATTAATATCAAGAATAAACTTCCTGTTCACTGCTGTATCATTATACCTGTTCTTCAACTGCTTTACAAGTACCTGATTCAATTCATCCAACTCTTCTGTCGCAATCAACGCGATCATGAAGTCGGCAGTGGCTGGAAGTCCGAACGACTCGGATGTATCTTCAAGTCCAAAGTCAGAGTTTGTAAACCCACTTCGATTCACCTGAGTGGCGGAGAAAATGGGAACGTTCTGCTCCACGGCAAGACCACGGAGTTCTTCGGCGATTGACTTGATGATTGTGTAGGAGTTTGCACCACCATTTGCCTTAATGCGACTGGAGGCACAGATGTTGAGGTAATCAATAAAGATGATATCAGGAGTGAACTGCTTCTTCAATTTAAGTTCTTCAATGAGAATACGAAAGTGATTCGCATTCGCTGTAGCAGTTGGATACTCCTTGATGATCAACTTCCCACTGATTCCTCTAGTGGCGTTCTGTAGTTTCTTCTGATACATTTCGTAGGGAAGATCCTTGAGATCATCAAGTGTGATGTCCATAAGATTAGCGTCGATTCTCTCCGCAATCTTTTCTTCGGCCATCTCACAGGTGATGTACAGAACGTTTTTATTTTGTGACAGACACGCTGCGGCGTGGTGACACATGAACAGAGACTTACCAACACCAGTACCAGCCATGATGATGTTCAACGTCTTGGCTGGAGTACCACCCTTGGTAATCATGTTCATAAACTCTAGATCGAACGCAATCTTGCTTTCTACTTTGTGGTAGAATTCGTATCTTTCGTCGGCGTCTTCGATGTAGTCGTGTCCGATGTGGGTGTCGAACGAGACTGCGAGGGCGTCGGAAAGGATGCTTGGGATTGCATTCTCTGTCTTTGACTTTGATTTACCGTCAATGATGTGGATCGATTCCATGATCGCATTGTATACCGCCTTGTCTTTACAGAATTTTTCAGTTTGATCGACCAGCCAATTGAGTTTGTCTGTCTCAACGGCCTTCGTGTAGGAACTCATCTCTTGTTGAATGGATTTGAACTCATCGTCGTTCAGATCTTTTCGCTCATTCAACGAAATTTCAATCGCTTCTTTTGTCGGTGGTAGATTATATAGTCCGAAGAAATCCTTAATTTCAGAATATACAATCGCATGAGTTCGATCATGAAAGAACTCCTTGCTCAAGTAGGGGAGAACTTTACGAGTGAACTCTTCATTGTAGATTAGATTTTCTAGAACCAAACTTTCAATCGTCTTCATACTTCTTGATTTCACCTTCACTCAAAATGGATGCCAGTATATCACCAGCAACCTGTGTAAACTCTTCATCGACAACTTCGATTGGTGAGTCGAGTATAGTATAGTCGAAACTCAACCGAAGTCTATCATTTTCTTCATCTTCTTCTAGGGAAACAGCACCGAACTGAAAGTCGGTGCCTTTGTATTTCCCTTGTGAGACAGTGATGATATCTGTTTCACTCAGATCCATCTTGGACCTCTGGTGTTTCTACCACTTCTTCTCCTCCACCATACTTAAACTCCTTGGCGACGGCGACTTCGAGTTGCGCCATGACATCATCAGTGAAATACTTTTCGGCATCTCGATACAAGGCCTTCTCGAACACCTTAGTTCCACATGGAAGTTCGATCCGTGTCGAAACCTTCTTGAAGATTTCATACTTGAGTGCGATCTCAACCAGACCATAGTATGGGTGTAGACCTTCATCATAGTTTAGAATCACATCAACCATAGAGTTTTCTTTGGTGACTCGACCCTTGAACAACTTACAATGAACAATGTTACCGATGACATCGGTTCCTTCTTTCACCTTCTTCTTGGAGAGGTAGACAATGGTAGAAGCGGCGTACTTCAGACCAGACCCACCACCCATCTCCTTCTGTGGGAACATGGAACCAACAACGTCATAGGTGTGGTTGGTCATGATCATCGGGATGTTTGCTCGACCAAGTTTCAGAGTCAGGACGCGGAATGTTGCCTTGACAATCTGGGCGCGAGTCATGTCCTTGGTGGTCTTACCCTCTGCGGTATCAGTCATTTCCTTATTGGTAGAAAGCATACCAAGCGAATCAAGAACGATAAGCATAGGCTTACGATCCTTCTTCTTTAGTTCGAGGTAGTTGTCAACCACCGTGATGGCTTGATGTCGAAACTCTTCAACAGTTGACACAGGAAACACTGCAACTCGATTTGGATCACAACCACGATCCTTAAACATATCTGAAGTTACGGCTTGTTCGGTATCAAAATAAAGAACAACACCATCAGGACGATCACGAAGAAACTTATGTACAATCCCCATTGTGAAATACGTCTTACCAGTTGCAGACTCCCCTGCGATAGCCATAATCTTATTATCAGGCATACCACCATAAAGGGAACCAGATAGAAGAGCGTTAAAAGAATAAGAACCAGTATCACAGAATCCATTGATGTCACTTCCCTCTAGCCCATCACTCACGATGGACGCATATTCATTACCAGTGTTTGAAATAATGTCATTTAAAAAACTCATGTATTCTCCTTAACCGAATAGACTTTCTAGTGTGTTTCGTTCTTCTGCTGACCATCCGATGACAGTCAGGATGTTCGACAAAGGATCGAGGAACCCCTTGTCGAATTGTGTAGTATAATCGACAAACCTGTTCAAGTCAAACTCTTTTGGAAGAGATGACGGGAATGCCACGACGCGATCACCGATGTGGTTTGGAACCTTGAGGTAAACAAACTTGATCTTGTCACCCTCTTGGATGATTGGATACTTCTTCTCAAGTTTCTTCTTCTTGAGATAATGATTATATAGAAGAGATCCCTTGACGCCGATTGGAGTTGACTTACGATAGATGTGAGTCGCATCGGCGTAGTTACCAAGGTTGTTAACGCCTCGCGGGAAAGCAACAGTCTCCACATCGAGTTTGTTGAACTCGGTTCGGAAGTCGGCGATGTACTGCTGCATTGTCTCTTCGTCATCATACATGATGATCTTGATTGCTTGCTTTAGTCGATCACGAATGATCTGTGGTGTAGAGGATCGAGTAGTTTCGATACCCATGATTTTCATCTTGGGTGTTTCGTAACGAACACCCTCTGAGTCAATCACGTTGAGCATGTACCGCTTCTTCGCCGTCCAGATGCCCTTGTCGGAAATGACTTCTCGATCCATAACCATCTTGTTCTCATAAGCGTTCATCAACGACGCGAGTTCATCATACTTTTTCTTAATGAAAGGGAGTATGATTTCCTTTGAACTCTTGTCGAGGAAATTTGTGATCTTGTCTTTGTCATCGCAATTTGGAAGAACGCGATCAACAAGGTTACCAAGGCGCAAATATACAGAATCAGTATCACTTGCCACAACATAATCATAATTTTCAGTCTCCAATGTTTTGTTTAGGAACACGTTGAGTTCGTTCATGATCCAACGAATACTCAACTGTCCAGACAGAGTGATGGACTCTGCCATCTCTGTCGAGTAATAACGAAAGTATTGATTACCTAGTTAACCGATCGCGCCGTAAGCACTGTTCAACTGGATCTTGCGAACCTGCTGAAAGTTATGATACTTTGAGATATCATAATCCAGTGACTTACGAAGCGATCGGAGATCCTCCGTTGTCATTTTTGAATAATCTGTTTGCATTTCCAACCTTTTGCTTGCCCTTTACTGATGGGCTTTTCGGACTTGGTATTAGTCCACATAGTGTTAAATGGTATTATATACTCTTCACACAACTCTGTCAATCTATTTGTAAGGATAACTCTACCCTCTGGTGTAGTTACCTCAAACCAGGCGTTCTTTGTATCCTTGAACTTCTGTTTCACGCCTGGTCGCTTCCAAATCTCTCTAGCGATGTCTCTCATTCGTTCTGCATGTTCGGGTCGTTTCTTACCCCTATTTGCGTCTGATGCCTTTACTAGATTCTCTCTTGCGATTTCCCTATACTTCTCTGGGTTTTTTGCCTTCGTTGTCGCAACAGAATGTCTATTACGATCGGCGACTCTAGGACTCTTCATTGGATTGTTATCGCCTGTGTTGTCGATGTGGTCGAAACCACCCTTACCACCCCTACTCATATTATATGAATCAGTGTCCTCTAGGATACTATCGACGATTTCTGCTTCCCTCTTAAACATAATATCTTCTGTTTCGCATTCCTCAACAATCTCTTTGCTGAAGTTTTCTCTACCATACTTCTTGATAGCACGCTTCAGGGCAACACCACTCCCAAGATAATCATCATTCTTTTTCGTAGTGCGATGCGCCCCAACATAATACTTTCCGTTCAATAGGTTCGTCGTTCTATAGATTAGGTAATACATACTTGATCCTCCTCAAGTATTTATAACCAACCGCACTTCTACTTGAATAAAAGTTATGGCATTCTTTTGGCCAGTTCAGCGTCGATCATTTCACGCTGCTTCTGACACTCAATCATCTTCTTCTTGAACTCTTTGCGTTCTGCATACATCTTGTTCATCAGCGAGGGCAAGAAACCCTTCGCATCAGTGCGGAACGTGTTACCTGTAGCAGCAACAGAAAGGTTCTTGTCCTTGTGCTTCTCGATGTAGGCCAGTGTCTCAGGAGTCTTGTCGAGAATCTTGTCAACATCAAGTCCACGCCAGATACCGTCGTCGGTAAGGGTCTCAGGACTGATGTTGTACATCTCGATCAAGTGAGGATAGAGTGAGTTGAGGTCGAACGACACAACCCAGTCATGCATACCAGTGATTGGTTCCTTCACATACGCACCAGCATACTGATCAGTTTTCTTACCGATGGTCTTGGGAGGAATCACGATGTTCTGCTCACGCAGATAGTGATAGATGATTGCGTCCCACGTTCGCACCTGTGAGAATACATCCTCGAAGTTAACCTTGGCAGAGTAAGCAAGTGCCAAGGAGAGTTCGATCAGTTTGAGTTTCTCTTCGAGTTGCTGAACCAGTTCAACGTCAACGATGTTGTACTCGATAAACTTCTGAAAGTCTTTCTTGTAGAACTCGCGGATCGAATCGTGTTCTGCATAGGACAGTTTCTTCTTACCCAGTTCGACAAAGGCGATGTGATCGAGACGATACGACTCTTGGTTCACATAGGTGAAGGTCTTGTAGAGGTCGAGGTAGTCGATGACGGCGACACCATTGATATGAAACGCCGTTTGATCACGACCCATCTTCGTAACAGTCTTCTCCTTGATCTTGTTCCACGGAGAGATCTTCTTCGCTTCGTCTTCACCAAGCACTCGCTTGATACGATTGACAAGATAGGGGATGTCGAAGAACTTGACGTTCCAACCAGTCACGATGTCAGGGAAGTCCTGCTGCCAGTGGTAGATGAAACGCTGAAGCATCTCTTCTTCAGTGAAGGCAGTATGAACCGTGATGTCTTCGCGGTCAGTCTCAAACTCACCGAGACAGAACACATTCATCTTGCCTCGCATCAGCATACTGATAGCGATCACCTTCTCTTCGGGATTATCTACCTGTGGGAATCCATACTCACACTCGGTTTCGATGTCGATGTTTGCCACACCGATCTGCGACATATCATACTCGATCTCATCGGGGAACTTGTCTGCAATGAAAGGATAGATGTAGTCTGTGTTTCCGAAGATGCGGAACCCATTGATGTGCTTGTACTTCTCCACGAACTCTCGGCAGTCATGAATGGTGCCAGGTTGAACTGGCTCCAAACGATGACCGTCGAGAGAACGATGAATGGACGTATCGCTGGTGCTAGGCACAAACAGGGTAGGATGATACTCTACCCTGTCTGTGATTTGCTTTCCGTTTTCATACCCGCGATACAGAACATTCTTGCCGTAAACACAAACGCTTGTGTAGAATCTACTCATTCAGGAGGACTTCCTTGCTCACCATGGCTCCGTCTTTGTCCTCAAGATAGGCAGAGAGAAGAACCATGTAGTTGATTACATCTACTATTGTATCATTAAATGATTCATTTTCAACGTGCATCTTCCCACAATCTATAAAAGATGAGAGACGGCTCATCTTGTCGGTGATGCGGGTGAGGAATCCTTGCTCGGTAGTACAAATGCCCATAGCCTCTACGCGAGTGAAGTTAGCAAAAGGCTCATTACCATGATCGCCCGCATAGTCTCGGTTCTTTAGAGACATGAGTTCTCTTGCCTGATTACAGATTTCGGCATGATAGATTAATAGTTCATCGCGTGTCATATTATACTCCTGTAGATCCAAAGCCGCCGACGCGGTTGGTCTTTTGTGATTCTGGTGTTGCTTCTGTGTATGTGATATATCTAACTTGCCTAGCATATTCAATGATCTCTACCTGAGCGATACGATCGCCGTGGGTGATCTTGAATGGCGTATTTGTGGTGTTGTGAAGTGGGACAAAAACCTCATGACAATAGTCCGAGTCAATGACACCTTCTGCATTGATGAGTGTGATCCCAGTCTTCACCGCAAGTCCTGATCGTGGATGTAGTCGGGCAGAGAAACCGATGGGAATATCCATTACCATACCAGTTGGAATCAAAGCACGACACTTTGGGTTCAGAGTGAATGTGCAGATTGGAACATCGCTGTCGAACACGACATCAGGCATGGTAGTGTGTGGTTGATTGTAACCGTCATACCACTTGATCTCACGAATCAGTGGTGCAACATCTTCGGGGGTGACGGGACCACGCAGGTGAGCGTGGATGTCATAACAGGCAGCCTCATGACTGCCGAGTTTGAGTTCAAGTGTATTAGGAT